GCCATCGGTGAGCGGTGTCAAAATGTCCTGCACTTTGAGGGGCACCACTGCGCTGTCGGCTGTGTCCGCTACCATCATAAGGTCGCGCACCAGCAAAATTTGTGTCTGCTTACCGGCCTGCATATTCTCGCGGATAATACGTGATGCGGCGGCGGCGGCGTTGGGGTTCTCGCGCAGATGCTCTGCGGCGGCTACCTGCATTTTCATTTGCAGCAACTGGTTTTCGCGTGCGAGTACCTTAAACTCGGTGTCCTCGGCCTTGGTGCGCTCGCGCTGCTCTTTTTCGCAGGTTTCGGCAATTTCACTGATACGGTCGCAGTTGGCTTGATATTTATTTACCAACTCGCGCACGTTCAGTTTTTCGGGTTTCTTCTTTTCCATTACTGAAACTTTTTAGAGGTTAAAATTTATATCAACTCTTGCGCGGCAGCGCGGCGCATTTCACGCAGCTGCTTACGCATTTTTTCGTTATCGGGTTGGGGTTCTTCCGGGGTGGGTTTCTCCACTTCGCGCAGTCCGGCGGTAAACTCGCGTGTCTCTACCAATGTATCGGGGTAGGCAGGGTCAGCCGCCAGCGTAAAATCATACACACCTGTAACCGCCTTGACGGTGTAGGTTATCTGCGTAGCACCGTTTACCACCTTTGCCGTGCGCTCGACAAAATCGCTATCCCAGTACCGGGTAGTAAAAGCGAAACTACAGCCGGATATGTCGCCACGGCTAACAAGTTCTAACGCCTCGTAGCCGTTAGGTGATTTAGGCAGCTCCAAATTAAAGCCTACGCCCTTATCATCTACGAAATACTCCAGCGTGCCGGTGCCTTTGTTGCTGCGCCCTAAAATCAGCTGGCGGTCATGGTACATGGTAAACTTAATGTCGCAGCCGTCTAACAGTTCTTTGGTGATGGCTTCCGGGGCGATAACTTCGCGTGCCTCGCTGTCCTCGTCGCTCCATAGCGGCGCGGATGGGGTATTAAACAGGATAGCGTACCCGGTAATAGTGTGGCTGGGGGCTTCGCCCTCGGCCGCTTCGCGCACGCGCAGTTCTGCGCAGTCGATACGCAGGGTGCGTTTTACCTCGGTGTCTTTATTCCTTTTCGTCGCCATTGTCATTATTTTTGTTTTCGGGTGCTTCCGGCTGTTGCGGCTGCGCCCCCAATTTCGTTTATACCTCGCAGGTTTGCCGACACCATTACCGTGTCGCCGCCCTCGACAGGTGCCAGATTATTCATTTTGCGCACCTCGTTTACGGTCGTACCAATCTGCAAAAGTTTGGTGCCGTAGTTCATCATGCCGTTAAGGTCACACGCGAATAACTCGCGGCGGTCAAACTTGAATTTGTATTTACGGCACAGCGACGGTGCAATAAGTTTGCGGCGTAATTCTATCTCGATGTTACGCAGTAGGGGGTTTAGTGTGTGGCTTAAAAAATCCACGTCGGCCTGCTCGACAGTCTTGTAATTGTTGCTGGTGTCGGCATATACAAACGTCGGCGGTACACTGAAAAATCGGCAAATCTCGATAACCGTAAATTTGCGGCTTTCCAAAAACTGCATATCGGTGGAACTAAGCGAAATTTGCTTAAAATCCACCTGCCCCGGTAGGCTAACAATCCTTTCACCTCCTTGAAATCGGCTGTCTAAGTTCTCGGCGGTTTTCTCTAACTGCTTGTCTTGATACTCGCCGAAACCGCGCACGCTGGTATCGTTAGACACTATGCCGCGCACATTGCCACCGTTGGCAAATCTGTTTTGCGTTTCTTGGTCGCCAGTCGCGGCGATATTCATTGTGAGCCGTGCATACGTCAGCACGCTAACACCTTTTTTGCTATTACGCAGGGTTAGACCCTTAATGTGTATAATCTCGTCCTCGGTATATACACCACTAATACCGTTATTTAGATCGCGCACTGTGTAGGTGTCGTGTATCGTATCGTGCATGACCGTGCCACGCTCACATAGTGCCAGCCGGTCTAATTCCATGCTGACAGTGTTATACACTGGCACGATGTAGGCGTTACCGTCTAATAGTAACTCCTGTACTACTTGCCGCCAAAAATCAAATGCGTTAATGGCATTGTCCGGCTGCACGTTTAGTAGATAGTCGAGCCTGTCGTTACTGACTTCGGTAAAAATACCGTCCTTACGTTTGAGGTATTGCAGCGGCAGGTTAGCGACACTTTCACTAAGCAACTTAACACAGCGGAAAACGGTAGCGACACACATAGCGGTTTGGTCGCCATAGACAAAAAGCGACGTAGCCCCGGTGCGTGGTGCGCCGGGGTTCTCGCCGCTATTGTTTTCACGTTTGAAATAGTTTACTATATGCCGCCAAAAGTTCATTACACACTATTGCTAATGCGCAAAGATAATTATATTTGATGACACATAAAAACATGATTTTCAGCGTATTATCTTCCTTTTTATTCCTTTGTTTTATTCTTTTTCGTTTGTTTTCTTATAGTGGCTTAGTGTTAATTATATTTAACTTTATTTAGCGTGTGTAATCTATAAATAGACGCATACACATAAGTTTGGTAATTACGCCGTCTATTTTTTGCGTTTGCTTTCTTTTGATGGGTTTGCAGTTCTCCAGTTTGTCGGTATCTAAAACGGCGTTACCGAAACAGTAGTAGTTAATCGGGTTGTCGTTTATGAATATATGCCCGGTTTTTGCTCCATGCTCAAAACTTTCTACCGGGGCGGTGAAATTGCCATAGGTCTGTTTGACTCCCGACAGCACGTTATCTGCGCCGGAAGCCGCCAGCATATTTACTACCTCCAAACTTTTCCACGGGTCGTAACCGATACCCAAAATGCGCACCACTTTGTTAAGATACAGCACATAGTTTACGATTGCGCGGTAGTCGATAACCTCGCCCTCGGTCAAAATCAAATAGCCTTTTTCAGCCCATGCACGGTACATTCTTTCGTTTGGGTGTCCATCTAATGCGCCCTCCGGGAAAAAATACGCGGTGTGAAAATGAAAATTTTTGCGCGCCATATCATACATACCCATAGTTACCGCGCTAAAGTCGTCGCTTTCCGACAGGTCTATAGCCACCATCGCGTCGGGTCGGCCGGTGATGGCATCCAGCGGCATAGGCCGGGCGATACTCCGGGCCAGTGTGCTGCTTATCCAGCTGCGCCGTTGGTTCTCGGCAAAGATATTAAGCAACTTGGTACGAAACGCCAGCATAGCATCAGCACCGTTACGCCGGGCGTTCTTATACTCCTGTCGGTAAAACTCCATGCTGACCGTTACGCCCATGTGCGGCTGCACCTTGCGCCATGTCGCTTCTGCCTCTTCGGGGTCGTCTATGTCCGGCTCAAAGATATGCGCAAACAGGCTGTCGTCCTCAAACTCACCCAGCAGCACCGATTTATAGCCCTGTAGCATCTCATAAAACGGCCCCTCAAAAACGTCGCTGGCGGTGGTGATAATCACAGTTAGCGGATTATCGCGCACACCCATAGACGTAGTAAGCACGGTCAACAGGCTGTTGTCGCGTGCCTGGCTGAACTCGTCCATAATAACCGTGCTGGCGTTCAAACCGTCCTTTGTCCGAGCGTTGGCCGTTAGACACTGCGCAAAGGCGTTACGGTCTTTACGCTTGCTTTTAATCGTCTGCTCATTGACCGTGTAGCGGCGTTCTTTGGGGTCTAATTTCCTCATGCAACCGCGTATCACGTCGAAACACTTTTTGGCTTGGTCGTTACTGTTAGCCCCGGTGTAACTCTCGGCGTTTGCGTCACCATATAGCAAATCGTCGATGGCTAACGATGCGCTCGACGTGGTTTTACTAAATTTACGCGGAACAAACAAAATAGCCTCACGCACTACGCGGCGGTCGCCATTCCAAAAGCCGTAGATACTGGCAAACTGAAAAGTTTGCACCGGGGTCAGCGCATACTTTCGCAGCCCGGTTTTACCCGGAAAATGCAGATTTTCGTACAGGGTGAAAAACCGCTGTACCTCGGTCGCGTTCACGCCGTATTTGTCGGCCATACGGAAAAAGCGCATAACCGCTAACTGTTCGTAGAGGTTGTGCGCTTCCGGATTTTGTGCTACCTCCATAACGTAGCACTCCAGCCGTGCGTCAACTTCACACAGCCGGTAGTCGGCGATAGGCGTAGCGGCCAGTCGCTTTGTTACTTCGATCTTTGCCTGTCGTAGTTTATCCTTTTCTTCCTCTGTCATGCTGTAGGCTCGGTATTACGTTTTATGATAGTTGGCTTTTTCCGGGTTGAGTTCTTAACCTTTTTGGTTAGATCTACCAGCGGATCGTTATCGTCGGTGCCGGTCAGTTCCTCGACGGTCAGCCCTAACGCTTTCATCTGTCGCGTTACGCTGTCCTGCGCGTCTTTCTGTATCTTAAAAACCGGGTGAGGCACCAGCGTTTCATTTCCATATCGGCTAACCGACGAAATGGTAGTAGTGTCTAAGTTGTCGATCTCGTCGTTAGCCAAATCGAGCGTGCGAAGCGCACCGGCCAGCGACAGTATTTGTGCGTCCAAACTTCGGCTGTAGCGGCTGGCAGACTTTAGGACCTTTTCGATGTCTTTTTTATATTCGTTAACTTTTTTCGCCATTTTTGTTAATTTTTCTATATTTGCTTAAATTGAAAAAATCGCTCACACAAAAGCAAAGGTGGGGGCGAGGTTTAGCAAAACCGGGGTGCCTTAAAAAAATGCCCCCCCCCCTGTTTCATCCACCAAAAAATTTTTTGATTACCCCGGCCACCACTTCGGCGTTATGTCGCTTGGTCGCTGCCTTGCCGCTCCGTCCCATCTCCGTATGTACCTTAACGTGGCAGTCATGGCACAGCGCACGCAGGTTATTTACGTCGTACATAAGGCGGCATTTCTCGGCATAGCTAACGCCGTACTCTACTGGTCGGTGGTGGTGTACCTCCGTGGCCGGTGTTATGTAGCCCTGTGCCTTGCACCTCTCGCATAGGGGGTGAGCCGACAGGATCGCACGCCGTAGGTTTAACCATCGCGGCGTATGGATTAGCTTTATATAATCTTTATCCTTAGCCATTACTATGTTTGCGTATTAAGTAGTTAAGACTGTCTAATAAACTCTGCTGTTTGACCTTTTTATTTTCAAGTGACGCGCTGGCGCGTTCATCTACAGTATGCGCCCCGATTAACTTATACACCGTTACCGGGTGCCTTTGTCCCTGTCTATGCAGTCGGGCGTTAGCCTGTTGGAATAACTCTAAATCCCAGCCAGTACCAAACCAAACTATGTAGTGGCCGCCCTGCTGCATATTAAGGCCATACGCCGTACTTGCCGGATGAGCCAGTAGTACGTCTATCTTTCCGGCGTTCCAGTCTAATAGCTGCTTTTCGCCCTCATACACTTCTACCCGGTAGCCTTTCAGCTTCTTTGTTATGCGTGGTATATCGTGCTTAAACTGGTAGAATACTAACACGCTGTTACCGTTGGCGGCTTCTACGATCTCGGCTAACTTATCCACCTTTTCGCTGTGGATTTCGTGTATTTCCCTTTTGTCGTCATATATTGCGCCGTTGGCAAACTGGGCTAACTTATTCATAAGTCCGGCGGCAGAATTAACCAGTATGTTAGTCGGTTCGCCCTCATGCTCCTGCTTAAACTCTAACACCTTTTCACGCTCAAACTTATTATACGCCGACATGGTGGCCGGGGTCAGTTCCACCGGTACGGTGTGCATCATCAAATCGGGTAACTGCAAATAGTCCTTTGCTTGCATACTTAGGCAAATATCGGCTATCTTATTCCGTATGATTTCCTCACAGCCCTTTTTTACGTCACAGCGCACTACTATGTTATTCCAGCTATGGGTTTCAAAGTAGGTTTCGCGGTATTTGGTTACTGACTTACCAAGCCTTACGCCTTTATCCACACAGTACATTTGCCCCCATAGGTCGATTAGCCCATTAGGTGCAGGGGTGCCGGTCAGACCGATTACACGCTTTACACTTGGCCGGGCGATTCGCATAGCCTTAAACCTTTGCGACTTGGAATTTTTGAAGCTGGTTAACTCGTCGATAACCAAAACGTCAAACGGCAATTTGCCGCCGTAAAGTCCTACAAGCCATACAAAGTTATCACGGCCTATAACGTAGATGTCGGCTTTTTCGGCTAACGCCATTTTGCGCTGTTTTTCCGTGCCCATGACCTTTGCCACCTTCATGCCTTGCAAGTGGTTCCATTTGGCCGCCTCCGTAGTCCATGTGGTTTCGGCTACCTTTTTGGGTGCTACTACCAGTGCGCGGCTAATCTCGCACTCGTCAATAAGCTCCTGTATTGCAGTAAGGGTTACGACTGACTTGCCTAAACCCATTTCCCACAATAAGGCACTTTCGGGATGTTGTATTATCCATTCAATCCCTTTTAATTGATAGGGATAGGGGTTAAAGTTTATCATGTTCACTATGCCATTTACGGTGTAATGCTTGTGACGCAAACACCATTAGATTTTCGGGGTTGTTGTTTCGTTTGTTACCGTCGATATGGTGTACCACCTCACCCGGTTTAAGTGGTCGGCCTAATATTTGTTCGGCTACTATTCTGTGGGTATGCCGCCCATGAGTTTTTTCGTAGGTATCTTTTTTACCTTTGCCAATTTTGGCAGCTCTTAAACGTCGGCGATTTTCCTCAGTGGGATTTATCCGACGAAATGTGTTTGCGCCAATTTCTCGTAAATAGTCGCTGGCACATTCGGAACTACAAAACACATGGTTTTTAATATCAGATTTTAGCCGTTTAAAGATTTTGCCGCATTTTTCGCATTTTACGGTAGCCTGTTTTGCAGCATGGTAACACGATTGACTGCAATAGTTAATCGGTTTTATGGTCGATGGCCGCCGGTCAAATTCTCGTCCGCAGGTATCGCACTTTACTTTCATTGCTTGGCTAATTTAATCAGTTCGTCGATGTCGGCTTTATTGTCTATCACTTTCACCAAATGCCCCATGCCGATTAACTCAGCTATGCGTATTTGCTGTATCTTTGTTGGCTTCCGTCCTTTGCTTTTTAGTTCTGCCCAAACTACGCCACCGCCCGGAAGCACTAACAGGCGGTCGGGATAACCTACCATGTTAGGGTTAGAGTATTTGAGGCACAGCAAACCGTTTTGTTTTGCCTGTTCCACTAAATACCGCTCTATCGCCTTTTCCGATACGTCGGCATGGTGGGTTAAATTCTCGATACTTCGTTTGTTCATAGCGGCAGTAGTTTTATTTCCTTTTGGTCACGTAGTTTTTTGAAAACCTCGATAACTCCGGTGGGGTTCCTTTCCGGGGTAGTTCTCACTCGCGCTATTTCTCGCCGCAGAGGTTCGGAAGCGTGGATTATAACTACAACCTCCGCGTTATCGGGTAGGTCTTGCAGTGCTTCTAAAAGTTCTTTTTTAGTCATTTCTTATTTGGCTACCGTGGCAACTTAAATTTTGGCATACATATATAAATAAATAGATATATGCTTATTTTTTCTAAATTACCACTATAAAACATTACTTTTCTAAATAGTTATATATTTAAGTTGCCATAGTTGCCATATAACCTAACCGCTTTATTTATCAGCTTTTCCGTGGTAACTGAACGCGGCAACTAAGTTTTTTTTCTTGGTTGCCAGTTGCCACGTTTTTGTTTTCTGTGGTTGCTGGCAACTAAGTTTTGTCACTTTGGCAACTCTAACTTAGTTGCCAAAAACTATATGTCGCCCTCATACTCGATGTCGTCTTTTAGAGGTCGGGCAAAACTCTTTTGCCGCCCATATAGTTTTTCCATATACCTGCTTGTACTCCTGCGCTCCCAGCCCATTTCATCTAACAGGCGACACACCCGGCGCGATAGGTACTTATATTCTTTGTCCGACATTTCACGCCCCATGCGCTCACAGATAAACTCAGCCGCACAAATCTTGTCGCGTCGCACTGTGCCTATCTCGTCGAGTGGGTCAGGGTTCTTGATATACGCACGGCGGCGGTTTAACTCCCAGCTGTCCCAGTCGGCAGGTAGTTTCATGTCTAAAAATACAGTGAGCATATCGCGTATCGGGTCGTCGTTATCGTCGTTGTACTGGCTTTGTCGCTGGCGTGCTTCCGCTTCTAAATCGCCGGGCAAATATAGTTTTTCGCCCTGCTTCCAATACTCGACAGCCTCGGCCCAAAGCTGGTTTCGGTCACGTATGAGCGCGTCGGCAAAGTCGGGATATTTGCGCAGCTCCGGATTAACGGCAATAACCCAAAACCGGCGGTTTCCTGTGTCGCCTTTGAGAAAATAAGCCTCATTAGTCGTACCGCAAAATACACACTGGCGCGGATGTTTTTCTACTACCGTACCGTATGCTGCGCGGTAAATATCATCGCGGCGGCTTATGTAGTTTTTTACCTGCTCCACGTCGCTACGCTTGATACTTGATAACTCGGCCAGTTCTATGACCCAGCCGCACCGTAGCTGCTCCATGCCGCTTTTGCCCTCTGTGGTTACTAAGCTGTCGTTAAACCAGTCGCCGCCCATAATGCTAAATAGCGTTGATTTACCGATACCCTCGTCACCGGCTATGATTAGGCAATAATCATACTTGCAACCGGGCTGCATGATACGTGCCACGGCAGCGGTGAAATGCTTCCGTGTCATAGCCCTATTTAGCGGTGTATCTTCGGCACCGATATAGTCGATAATCAGACGCTCTAACCTCGGTGTACCGTCCCACACCAAACCGTTTAGATAATCTCTAATTGGGTGTATGCGGTGCCGGGTTAATACTGCGTCCTTAGCGTCCTTGATTTTGTCTTTGCCGGTGATTTCGTAGCGTTCATCTAAGTATATACGTAGATTAGCATCATCGCGGTTGCCCCATTGTGTAGCTTTTTTGTCCCACGGCAAACCACCTCTGACTAAATCGAAGCCGCTAAACAAATCATGCCACAAATGCCCTGCCAGTGCCGGGTCATTCTCCAGTATGCAGATTATGTTTTTGGCAGTGCTTTTAATGGTGCCTTTGCGGTCGCGTTCCAAATCGGCCATCCAATCGGTGTTAGGTTCCTCGTCGCCCTCAGTGTCAATGTCGGCAAAGTCGCTATCTGCGTCGGCTAACTTTTCTTTAGTGAGCAAAACGCGCACGGTCTTATCTGCGGCTACAAAGTCCTGCATTTTTTGATACGACGGTAGCCGGGTAATTTCAGTTACTCGGCTACCCTCATCGTGCAGCCCAAAAAGATGTATGCGCACTATGTCAAAGGCGTTGCACAGCTTCATACTTGCCGGGTCAGTGTCATGGTGCGAAAATGCAAATTTACTTTCGTATGTGACGCAGCCACCGGCGACGCTACCAGCCTTATAGGTATATCGTCCGTCGCTGGCGGTCTTTTCGTACACGTCCGGTAAAAATTTTTCTATCGCCTCCTCGATGGTATAGGCACGGCAAAACGCGCCGATTAGTCCGGGCTTCTCGGTCGGGTCGCCAGCCTTGCGGATTTCGTGCGCCAGTACGTCGCCCTCTCGGCTCGACATGGGCCACTCGCTAACGTCCTGTGGGTTGCGGTAGGTCGCCAGCACAGCGTCAACGTCAAAGGCCTGGCCATCTTGGTAGTCGAAAAAATACTCACCGTCGCGGCTGGTGCTGGGCCAATAGAATAGGCGCGGCAGCTGGTAGGTCGTATGGTCGAAAAGTTCGATACCTATACGCGCAGTCCAGTAGCGGCAAACCGGCTCATACTCAGCCGGTGTTATCTGTCTGTTAGCCGGAAGTACCAAACGCAAACGCGGCTTTTCGGGCGTATGCTTATGCGTGCTGTATATCATAGCCGCGCAGTCGAAATTTAGGGTAAAGTCGTCCCAAACGTCGGCTGTGCCATAATCTATATCGAGTGTAACCAGTGTGCGGTATAGCACGTTTGAGGTTTTGCGTGTGCCGTTGGATAGATAGCCACCGACAAAACCGCCTACGTCCTTAACGCTGCTTTGTTCCTCACGGCTCATACGCAGATACTCGCGCACACTTTCGCCGGTGCGCTTGGTGTCGGCGCACTTGGCTAAAATGTCGCTCCACTTCCACGGCTTGTTGCGCCATTTTTTCGACAGCCGGCTGTGAGCGGTGGCTATGTCTAAGTCGAAATCAAATTTTAACTTATCCGTCATCGGCGCAGCTATCCTCCTCTGCCCAGCTTCGGTATTCATCTCTAAGATGCGGTCGAAATTGTCGTTATTTTCCATTTTTCTCTGTTTTCAAGGTGAAGTCGGGGCAATGGTTATCACCTCGGTATAATCTGCAAGCTGCATCTTGTCCCCAAGTGCCGTTCCAATAAAGCTTGGAGCATATAGGAGTCTTAGGATAGCCGCACTCAGTGCAGTATTTGCACTCCCTCGGTTTCTGCGGTCGGTCAGTCGGGGTCATAGTCATAAGTTCTGAATTTCTTACATAGCCAATGTTCCCAGTCTTGCAGACACATCCATGTAACCACGAAAGGGAAAGCTATCACCATGAATATCCACCAAAAAGGCTTTATGAGCCATACAAGACACTTGCACACGGCTCTGCGGTATTTCTTTTTCATCTTACTTATTCGTTAGGCCAATAGATGTCCTCCAACTTTACCGTTATATAATCGCTCAACGCACCATAGCGGTCAAGCAATCCAATGTATAGTTCATCGTTCACTTCGTCATAATCGTCATTTACAAAGGCTCTCTGACCGATATAAGCGATATGTTCAGTACCATATCGAGTGTACTTGATTTCCTTATTTAGGATTACTTCATCTTCAAATTGTGGGTATTTTTTCATTTCCTTTTCCTCCTTATTTTGTCAAACTTAGCATAGGGAGAGACGTAGGATTTGCGGGCAGATTTCTCAATCAAAATATTGCAGTTGTGGATATTCACGATTGGTAGAGAGTGTATTTCGTAGACCGCATTCGCTCTGTATTCCACAATGTCCTCCGGCTCACCCGTTGCAACGGATATGTTATGTATTGCTTTCTCTCTGTCCATCTCAGTCAAGTTTCACATACCCTTTCTCCAGACACCACACAAGCAGCGAGTAGAGAGCGTCGATGAGTTCGGGGGCAAAGGAATATGAGCCGGGTAGAGTTGTGTTGTTATATTCTGCATACCATTCTCCATCATCAGTCCCAATTTCAAGATGTTCACGATTAATCTCTTTCGGCAGAATGTCGAGGATGTCGGCGAGGGTGAAGATTGGATTGTCGTTGGCATAAGAGTGGTCGAAATCAGAATCTTTAGTGACTATCTTTCGGTCAACATCGATCACTTCATCATTGACATTAGCAAGAAGCCTGCCATTCTCCTCCCACACATCTTCGCAAGGGATAACTTCGCTGTCATAGTCAAGATTGAGTAGACACATACTCGCCCTTTCGGGGCTTACTCCAAGTTCTATGAGCTTTGCCGATTCCTCGGCGGTCAGTTGGGTTTTCATATCTCGTCTTCTTTTGGGTATCTTTTATCAAACCGCCATCTGAGTTCACAATCACTCAATATGGCTTCTCTAATGTCGTTTGAACTTGTTGCAAATTCTACGAATATTGCGGAAATACATCCGGGGCGTTTATCGTCTTTACTACATGGAATTGCGTAGTACATAAAGTTATCAAGCGTTCCGTAAATGAAACCGTCAGCTTTCATCGCTTCGTGATACACGGGCTGGTCTATCTTCTCAATATTATTCAGCTCCTCTCTCGTGAAACTCCCCACTATCGGGTAAGCGAAATGTCCGGCTCTGCCTCTTGTGCCGAAGTAGCAAATTCGTTTTTCCATATATCACTTCTCGTTTAGCAGTTCGGGGTTGTCGTGGAGATTGCCAATAATGGTCATCATTCGCTCTGTATCATAACCTCCAAGATAATCAACCAAGTCGTTTTGCGGGTCTCGCATTTCGGCTATGAAACCAGCCCTATCCTCACTATACCAAACCTCGTATTTAACCTCTCCGTCTGAAAGTATATCACCTTCGTAAATCTCTTTGCCGTTGCTGTCAAGCATTCCGGTGAGCTGACCTACAGTGTCTTCGTCTATGTATGGTGTTTCATCATAAAAATCATTGAAGTGCATACCGTCATCAATATACTGACCGTGTATGCCGATACAGACACTGCCCTCATTAGTTTGGAGCAGGTCTCCATACACCCATTCGCCGTTGTCGAGGCGTTTGCCTCTGAATTTGATTGTTCTCATATCTTAGCCTCCTTTCTAAAATGGTCATACATGTCAGCGGCATCGGGAAATACCGCGTCATGGGGAAATACGGCCATGTCGTTTGACAACTCTCTTAAAGCGCATTGCAGAGCCTGTATCTCCTTAATCGCTTCGTGCCGCCTGATATACTCCTCCACATTCTCGATGTTCGGATATTGCTCTTTTACGTTGCGGTGGTTCTGTTCTGACGCTATGACTCTGAGCATACCAATACGCTGCGCCACCTCCTCGGCAAGTCTGCCTATGTGCTTGCAGTCGTAAAGTACAGGTTCAAGATTTCCGTTCATTCCTCACCTCCTTCCTTATGGCACGGGCAGTCGGGGTCGTGGGTGATGCCGCCACCTGTTCTATATTCAGAATAGAGGATATAAGAATGTCCTCTGTAATTCACGGTTTTAATGTAGCCGTCATACCTATTATCTAAGTACTGTTGCTTTTGCTCTGGTGTTCTGTTATCATCGCATCCGCTCAGGCACACGGCGCAGAGGACGGCGGCGAGGATGGTTGTAAGGTGTTTCATATTGATTCTTTTACTCAGTTGATAATTTCGTCTACGGTTCTCGCAATAGTAGGCCCTGGACGATATTCATTAGTCGGCGTTTGCCTCGTCGGTCACTATCTCGATTTCACACACGCAGTCATTAGGCTTTTTAACGCGCAGCTCACACGCCGGGGTATTGTCTGCCTCCATAAGCGCAAACACGCCGGGTATCTCGGTGCGCGGAACTTTGAAATTTAATGTGGTTCTCACAAGCCAAATAAATTAGGTTGTTTATGTTTAGCGTACCATTTGGCGATACCCTCTTTACTTATCCACCAGTCAAATACTTCCTCGTCGGTGAGGTCGGCGTACTGGTTCATATAGCCGTTTTCCCTTAGTTTGGCGATAGTGCGAAGCAACAGGGCGCGATACTTTGGATAGGCACTCCCCTGTCGTAATACTTCCTTCTTACTCGCCATTGGGCAAAATAGACAGCCCAAACGCCGCCAACCTTTATCGTAGAGGGCGCAATGCTCCACTTTTACCACTTCGTTAAGGAAGTGCCAAACGTCGGCTTCGCTCCATTCAATAATTGGATTTATTATTATTTTGTCTTTACCCTTGACACACTGAACGCCTTCTATTTCTTTTTCGCGTGTGAACTGGTCGAATTGTTCCAATGTTCCCCGAAACTTTGGGCCTTTACTTCCGGCTATCTCCGCTTCTCGCCGGGAACTACGCTTTAAGCTTTCCTGTCGCCTTACCCCGGTAAGCGTTACCGTTCCGGCTCCCTGTGTTTCTTTTAGGGCTGCACAACAAAAGCGCATCAGTTGGGTAGGTAAAGCCTTCTTCTTTATGCAAAGTTGGGCGAAAGTCAATTTTGGTCGGTCGTTAATAACGTCCGGGTAGTTGCTTCGGATAAAGCGCACCAGTTCCGGGGGGTCTAAGGTCGTTAAAGCGTAGTGCGGTTCAAATTTGACCCCGGCTAATTTCGCTACATGGTAAAGTGCTTGGCTATCTTTTCCGCCGCTAAATGCTAAGTAGAAACCGGCTGCGTAATACCGCAGTGCTAACGCTTCGGATTTACGCAATAGGTCGATACTATGCTGTAGTTTGTTATCGAAATTTTCGGGTTTCATTTGTTATTGTTTACTTGGTCGTTACAGGCTTCTTGCGTAGGTTCTACGATGTTTTCGGAAATAGTGCAGGTTCCTATATCGTCGCCGTCGGCTTGATAGAAAATGCACGTTTGGCAAGTTTCCGGGGCTTTGTGGCTCATGCCAGTACGGTTTCAAAGTTGTAACTACGTTTGTGGCCTCCGGCTTTCGATATGCGCACGTTAGTAATGCGCATAGGTAATTGCGTGTCGTCCTTTGCCACCGCTACCACACTCCTACCGATTAGGGTAGGTTTTTCGTAGCGGTTAAACCATTTGCGCACCAGTCGCCACGCGACTTTTTTACGCGGCGATATTTGGGCCGGGCGTGTTAGAGGATAGAAAAGCTGGTACAGTTTTCGGGCCTCTTTTTTGTTTAGGGTTACGCCGCAGCTGTACGACATTTTCCGTGGTTCTTCCGGGGCCGGTGAATTAATCCTATTTGGTAGTGCCATGATGTTAGATTTTAGCGGTTAATGCTTCGTGTACTTCTTCGGCACGTTTTGTGATACACGTGCGTGTGTCGCCGTCGGAATAGCCGCAGGTTTCAGCCCATACCGTTACCCACACGCCCAGTATCCTGACCTGCAACCTGACTGTGTAAAGCACGGTGTGATATGATTCGGTATCGGGATTGCGGAAAACATTTTCGGTGACGCGGAACTTACGGCACCCGTTGTTACTTGACATCCACATATTTCGGTAATTTTCTAATTCTGTTTAAGGTATTATGTTTTCTAATCTTTGAGATAATACGGCGTGCTATACCCCGCACCTTCAAGCGGCAGGTCGCGGCACCAGTCTATCGGCTCGCTAAATAAAGCCTCTACATCGGCCAGCGGTCGGTCGGCAGGTGTTTCGGCTATTATTTCGTCATGTACGTGGAACACCACGGGGATACCGGCATCCCTGGCGCGGAGTATGACCACCCCCAATATATCGCGTGCCACCGCCTGCACGATGTTCTCGGTGAGTTTGCCGCCGTATGTACGGGTAATCCCCCATTTTTTTGTGGTTTGGTTCATACCCTCATATTCGATAACCTCGTGGTCGCCTCGCCAGCCATCGTTATATTCCATGCTTATGCGTGCGCGTGGGTAGCAAATAGTGCGTCCCGACGGCAGGGTGATAAGCAGCATGCCCCATCTGAAACCTATGGTGATGCCCCGGTGTATCGTTACGGTGTTGCCGGTTTTGATTGCGGTAACCGCTGCTTTCTCGATAACCCTCCAAAGCTTTACGATATTCGGGTTGGCTTCGCGCCACAGCCTCACGGTCTCCTTCTCTTCCTGCTCGGTCAGCCCCAGCTTCGAACCGCCCATGGCCTCCAACGCGGCGATACCGCCACCGTAGCCTAATGCCAGCACGGATATTTTGCCTTTTTGGCGCAGATGGCTGTTTTTGCCGTGCTTCTCGACAGGCACACCGAACATCTGTGAGGCCGTAGCGCAATAGATGTCGCCGCCCTCCCTGAACACGTCCAACACCCAGCCCTCACCGGCTATCCATGCGATAACGCGTGCCTCGATGGCGGAAAAGTCGCAGACGTGCAGGATATGACCCGGAGAGGCGACAAAAGCCGTGCGTATCAGTTCGCTCAGCACCTGCGTGACATCGGCGTAGTTCATTTCAAACTCTTCAAGGTCACCAGCTCTAACCAGTGTCCGGGCGTAGTCCAGATCACCCAAATGGTTTTGCGGAAGGTTCTGCACCTGTACCAGCCTTCCGGCCCAGCGGCCTGTACGCGCGGCCCCGCAAAACTGCAGCAGCCCGTGTATGCGTCCGTCGTCGCACACGCACGTTTGCATAGCTTGATACTTCATGTTAGAGGTCTTAGCCATTTC